CGTCGATCCGGACCTTCGTCATGTTCATACCGACGGACAAACGTACGACGCCGTTCAACGAGGGATCCGTTACAACCATGTGGCTCTCGGCCCGTCCGGATGGGGACGGGCCGGATCGGACGTTGCACTCCGTTTGGACGGGTGCCAAGTAGTGGCGGAGAGTCCGCCACCAACAACACAGGGAAGAAAGAACATGACGAAGATCCGGATCGACGGGATCGAATACGACGCGGACTCTCCGGCGCTCGTGCAGGCGATCGAGAAGTACGACGCCAAGCGTGACGCCGAGATCTCCGAGCTCAAGAAGGAGCGCGATGAGATCACCGCGAAGCACGACGCGACGAGCGCCGAGCTCGACAAGACCAAGCAGGAGCTTGCGGAGGCACGCGATCCCGAGAGGCTGGCACAGCACGTTGCCGCACGCGTGGATCTGTGCACCAAGGTCCGCAAGGTGCTCGGAGACGAAGCCAAGTTGGATGGCAAGAGCGATCGAGAGATCATGCTCGAGGCGATCCGACATGACGAGCAGGACTTCGACGCCGAAGACAAGTCGGACGATTACGTCCGAGCGTACTTCGAGGCGTCGATCAAGCGTGCCGAGCGCACCGATGCGCAGGGTGTGGGGGCTTTCCGCGGCGCGGCGCGGCGCGTACGCCAAGAAGAGCGCCGCGAAGATGGCCAACAGGAGAATCGTACGGACGCCATGGCGGCGCGTACGCGGATGCTCGAGGCGAATCAGAAAGCGGCGCTCGAGCCGCTTCGCTACTCTCGGGACAACTGATCAAGGCTCGGGACAAACCGACCAGGGGAGATCGAAGATGCAGACCGTACACGCAATCAACATGCCCGTGGCCTTTCCGGGTCTCGTGGCCGATTCGGGGATCACGCAAGACGTGATCTCACGGTTGGTCGAAGATGCTGCGGGGGCGAAGGTGGGCACCTTGCTCGTCCCGGGGACCGACGCCGAGAAGCAAGCGATCGTGCCTACGACCTCGGCCGAGATCACCGATGGTACCGGGCTCGGCGTGGTCATGTACGACGCCAGCAAAGAGCCTGCAACGAGCGCCGCGGCAATCGCGGCAGAGAACGAATATGATGACGAACAGAGCGTACCACTCGTGACCAAGGGTCGGGTGTGGGTGCTTTGCGATGCGGGCGCTACGATCGTGGCGAACTCGCAGGCATTCGTTCGTTTCACGGCGGGCGCAGGCGGTACGCGTCTCGGCACGTTCCGAGAGGATGCGGATACGGCTTCGGCCGCGGCGCTGCCGAACGCGGTGTTTCGTTCAGCACACAAGGATGTGGTGCTACAGGCGGATACGTACCGCGTAGCACTGGTAGAGATCAATCTCCCGAACGTTTGATCGGGGAAGCACCACGAAGGAAGGAACAAGAGTCATGAACGCACCTCTGGGCTTCATCGATCACGATTGGCTCCAAGACGAGATGCGCCGCCGCGGCATTCGCTTGGACGCTGGGGAAACGGCCGTGCTCGCTCGGCAGCTGGAATACATCTACGCGCAGACGTATGACGTCAAGTACGCTGAGTTGAAAGCTCGGCGCTTCATCCCTGTGGACACGTCCGTGGATCCGGGTGCGGAGTTCTACACGTATCGGCAATGGGACATGTTTGGCATGGCGGAGATCATCGCCAACTATGCCGATGATCTCCCTCGAGTGGATGTGCTCGCGAAGGAGTTCCCCGCCCCGATCAAGAGCCTCGGCGCAAGCTACGGCTACTCGATTCAGGATCTGCGGCGATCGGCCATGGCGGGTTCGCAGTTGGATTCTCGTCGGGCGATGGCCACCCGTCGGGCCAACGAGCAAGCCGTGGATCAGATCGCGGCCTTCGGCAATGCCGATGCGGGATTGACCGGGTTTACCAATCACGCCAACGTGCCGTTGGTGGCTCCGGACAACGCCCCCTGGAGCTCTGCCACGGCGCTGCAGATCATCCCCGATCTGAACAAGCTGGCGAACGCGATCGTGACCGCTTCACTCGAGGTCTTCGAGCCGGACACGTTGGTGTTGGACACCGCCAGTTTCCAGATCATCAACACCAAGCCGATGAGCACCACCGGTGACGCGGACAAGACGGTGTTGAGGTTCTTCCTCGACAACAATCCGTACATTCGCAACATCGACCAGTGGACCAAGCTCACCGATGCAGGCGCCGCGGGTGTCACGCGCCTGGTGTGTTACAAGCGAGATCCCGAAGTGCTCTCGCTCGTCATTCCGCAGGAGTTCGAGCAGTTCCCGCCACAGGCACGGAATCTCGAGTTCGTGATCCCCACGCATTCTCGGATCGGTGGCGTCAGCGTACGCTACCCGCTCGCGATGGCGTACATGGACGGTACCGGAGAGTAGCCGCTCGCGCTGACTGCCCCAGCCCCGGAGCCCCTTGTGGGCCCGGGGCTTTGGGGGTGAACACGGAAGGATCGAAACATGGCAGTGATCTACAACGAAACGGCGCGCTTGTTGGTAGGGCCCCAGACGAAGAAGCATGCCCCACCCCGATGGATCCCCGGACGCAATCCGCTGGATTCGGACTACTGGGCCGAAGTCGAAGAGCACCCAGCGATCAAGGCGTGGACTGGTGCGGGGTGGCTGCGCGTTTCGCAGGGGGAAGAGATGCCCGATCCGACGAGCCCACCCACGCGAGAGGAGCTCGAGGGTTTCTCTTTGGAGGATCTCCGCAAGGCTCTTTCGGACACGGATGTGCCAGTCCAATGGCGTCCGATGCTGCGGGAGGAGCTCGATCGACGGAAGAAGGAGCAGATTGAAAAGCGCCTTCCCAAGACACCCGAAGAGCCCTCAAAGGAGCGAGCCTCGGTCACCGGGATGCGGGTGGAAGACGCGTTGCCCTTGATCGCGGCCGAAACGGACGTGGCCAAGTTGGTGGCATGGGCGGACGCAGACCATCGCAAGCGGATCACGGAAGCGATCGACAAGAGGATCGCGGAGATCGAAGGCGATGGCTGTTGACTACCGGAGCTTCCTTGCTCGGTTTCCCGAGTTCGAACCCGCCGGCCGTGGGATGATCCGCGCGGCGATCGAGGAAGCAACTCGGGGGATCGACACGGAAGTGTGGGGGGACAAGACAGATGACGGTGTGCGGTGGTTGACCGCTCACTTGCTCGCGATCTCTCCGTTTGGGCAACAGGCACGCATGGTGAGTAAAGAAGGATCTTCGACGTACGGAGACGAACACAAGCGCCTCATGCGTAGCGTGACGCCAGGGTTTCGGGTGGCTTGAGATGGCTTCTCGAGTGATTGTGCGGGACACGGATCGGGGCTACAAAAAGCTTCTAGCTCGTGTTCGCAAAGCGGCCAAAGATCGCTCGATCACTGTCGGGATCCATGCGGAAGAGGGCGGTGCGGCGCACGATGGTTCGGGGACCACGGTCGGAGACATCGCCTCAATTCACGAGTTCGGGTTGGGGAATCATCCGGAACGGAGCTTCATCCGTGCTTGGTTCGACGCGGACAGACAGAAGCACGAAGACATTCTGCGGCGTCTAGGGATCTCCGTGGTTCGCGGTACCAACACGGTGGAAGCGGGGTTGGAGAAAGCCGGAGCAGTGCTCGCGGCGGAGTGCCAAGGCTTCATCCAATCGGATCGTGTTTCTCCCAAGACGATTAAGCAGGATCCGCAGGACAACCCAACAACGTTGATCGAGTCTTCGCAGCTGGTGAGCTCGATCACACACAAGGTCGAGCTATGATCAATTGGACGAACATCCGTCCCGCTCTGCTCACCTTGTTCGAGGATCTCTCGGGGCTGCAGACTGTTTGGCATGAGAAGCGCCGTCCCTACGTCAAGCCGAAAGATCAAGCGATTGTGTTGCTGGCGGTGCGGAGCGCGCAAGGTGTTGGCATCGACGATCGGCGCTATCGAGACACCGGAGAGAGTATCCCGGACTACCCCTATCGCGAGAGCGCGAACGGGCATCGGCTCGTGTCGTTGGACATCCGTGTGGAGTCCTTCCGACACGATGACGATCGTTTCGCATTCAACGCAGCGGAGACAATTCGCACGCGTCTTGGTTGGCGAAGCTCGCACGAAGCGCTGCTTGCGCACGAAGTTGCGATCGTCACCAAAGGGGAAACACTGGACGTGTCCGGGCTCGTGCAGGATGATCGGGTTACCTCTGTCGCAGTGTTCGAAGCGATCTTGGGCGTGGGAGTCTGTGAGGAAGATACGAAACATCCTGTCCCCGCGATCGAAACCGTGAACGATCCACAAGGAACTTTTTCGCCATGAGTCTAGAGGACATTGTCAACGTTACGATCACGGCACAGACCACGACGCCGAGCCGTCTCGGTTTCGGGATCCCGTTGATCGCACGCTACCATACGGCGTTCGCTTCGGTGGTTCGGTACTTCTCTACCCTGGCGGAGATGACGGACGCCGGACTTGCCGCGGATGATCCGGCGGTGCTCGCGGCAACCGTCATGTTTTCGCAGAACCCGAAGCCCAATCAGATCGCCGTGGGCAAGCGGACTTCGGCGTTCACACAGATCATTCGGATCACACCCATCAACACGGATGAAGGCTACGTGTACGAGTTCACGGTGGACGGAACCGCGATCACGTACACCAACGGCGCGACGGAAACGGTGGCCACGATCGTTACGGCCCTGCAAGCGTTGGTGGATGCGGTGGCATCCGTCACCGCGACCGACGACACCACGCACGTCACGGTAACGACGGACACGGCGGGGGATCTCGTCAACTACACCGGTTTCAATGAGCCCGACAACTTCACGATCCAGGATCTCACCGTGGATCCTGGCATCGCCGCAGACCTCACAGCGATCGAGGGAGTGGATCCGGACGGGTGGTACGCCTTGGTCTTGGATTCGAACTCCCAAGCGGAGATCGAAGCCGCGGCGGCGTGGGTCGAGGCTCGCAAGAAGCTCTTCCTGTGCAACACGTCGGACTCCGAGTGCGTGGACATCGGCGTTACGGACGACGTGATGAGCAATCTTCAGGCTGCGGCGTACGCGCGGACGGCCATCGTCTATTCCCAAGCGGAGCTTCTGTCTTGGAGCGGCGCCGCTTGGGCGGGGAACCGTCTCCCATCAGATCCGGGCTCGAGTACGTGGTCCTACAAGACGCTTGCCGGTGTCACGGTAGACGGAGCCTTGACGGGTGGACAAGCCGGTGTGATCGAGGGCAAGGGCGGGAATCACTATACCCGTGTCGCGAGTGTCAACGTCACTCGGTACGGGATCACCGCTTCGGGGGAGTACATCGACATTACCCGCTTCGTCGATTGGCTCGACGCACGGATCAAGGAACGGATCTTTGGCGTGCTCGTCAACAATGCCAAGATCCCCTACACCGACGGAGGCGTGGATCTCATGCGCGCAGAGGTGCTCGCACAGCTGCAACAGGGGATCACGGCCGGAGGGCTCGCCGCGGATCCTGCGCCTGAGGTCTTGGCGCCCAAGGTGGCAGACATCGACACGGCAGACAAAGCGAATCGGATCCTGCCGGACGTCACTTTCACCGCAACTCTCGCCGGAGCAATCCACAAGTTGGTGATCTCGGGTACGCTCTCGGTGTGACGGAGGCACGAACGATGAGTTTCAAAGTCTACGACTCCAACGAAGTCAGCGTGAGCATTGCCGGGATCCCGTTGGATTCGGGCTACGATGGCGGGGAGTTTCTTCGGATCGAGCAGGAATCCGACGACTTCTCAGACGTCGTAGGCACGGACGGCGAGGTCACCCGGAGCAAGACCAACGATCGGAGAGCAACGATCACGTTGCTGTTGATGCAGAGTTCGCAAGGTAATGCCTTGCTCTCTGCGCTGAACAACATCGATCGGCTTGCCGGGAACGGCGCAGGTGTGGGGCCGTTCCTTTGTCGGGACCGACAGGGGACGGCGCTATACGTTGCGGCCGAGGCGTGGATCTCGAAGCCGCCAAACGTGAGTTTCGATAGCACGGCTACGGCGCGGGAGTGGACACTTCGTTGCGCGGTGCTCGAGCGATTCGACGGAGGCAACTGAGCCACCTTCAACCTAGATAGGGCAACAACATGATCAAGAGCGAACAGAAAGCGATCGGGGATCGCGGTTACACCTACACCGTTCGGCAGTTTGGCGCTCGGGAAGGCGGGAGAATGCTCGTTTTCCTGGGCAAGTTACTCGGCAAGCCGATCGGGGATGCGGTGAGCGGGGGCAAGTCTCTCGATCTCGAAACCGCTGGCCGGGTGATCTCCGGGTTGGCAGACGCAGTGAGCGAACAGGACTTCGATCACTTGGTCAATTCGTTCGCGAAGCATACCGACGTCACGGGTGGTACTTACGGAGCGAAGAGTCTTCCGTTGCACACCGAAGGGGTGTTGGATCTCCACTTCGCAGGAGCTTACGGAGAGCTCTTGCAATGGCTCGCATTCGCGGTAGAGGCTAACTACGCCTCTTTTTTCGCCGGACTCGGGGGCGGGAAGGTGACAGACCTCGTTTCTGCTCTCCGGGTTTCGGAGCCACCCAACAACGAGTCTCCGTCCCCATCCCCGAGCACCTAAAAGGAGACTGGGCGATCTGGCGAATCGCCAGCTCGGCCCGTTTCTCCGACAGCTTGATCGACATCGAAACGAACTGGAGTCTAGACGATCTGTATGATGCTTGCGATGTGCTAGATACGCTCGAAGAACTCGAGCGACGGGCATCGTCGCAGCCGAGGAAAGCGGGCCATGGCACTTCGTGAGATTCTAGCTCGGTTCGGTTTCCAGATCGATCAACGTGGTTTGCGCACAGCGGACCGCGGGATCTCCGGTGTTGTAGGAAAGCTGCAGACGTTCGGCGCCGTCATCGCCGGATCCGCGGTGGTTCGTGGGATCAGTACGTTCGTCAAGGACATCGTTGACGCCGGAGACGCGCTCGGGAAGACCTCAACGCAGCTGGGGTTGACTAGTGATCAACTTCAAGCCTGGCAAGCTGCGGCAGGGTTCGCGGGTGTCGAGGCAACGCAGTTCAACCAATCCCTGCGAATCCTGCAGAAGAACGCGCTGCAAGCGTCTCAGGGGTCGAGCACTTTCGCTCGAGCGTTCAAGGATCTCGGCGTCGAGATCGAAGGGGCAAACGGACAGCTCAAGAGCGGTGATCAGTTGATGCGGGAGGTAGGGCTCTCCCTCAACGGTTTGGAGAACTCGACCGAGAAGGTAGCGCTTGCTCAGATCCTCATGGGCCGCACTGGTGCCGCACTCCTCCCATTGTTCAAGGATGGGGAAGTGGGGTTGGATGCAGCGCTCGGTGCGCTCGAGCGCTTTGGGGGAGGTCTGACGAAGGATCTGATCCCGCTTGCAGAAGCGGCGCAGGATCGCTTTGCCGAGTTCTCGCTTGCCACGACAAGCCTCAAGTCAAGGCTCGCTGTAGGGTTGTTGCCGATCCTCAATCAGGTGGTGTTGGGGCTCTCCAAGTTCTTTGCCTGGATCGCGAAAGCCACAGAGAACACGAATTTTTTCCAAGCGGCGTTGCTCGTTCTTGGTGCGGCGTTGGGGAAGCTCGCGATCGCGAAGTTTGGCGGATCGTTGCTTGCGCTTGGCAAGGCAGCGCTGATCCCCTTGATCAAGATTGCGTTGCTCGTGCTCTTGGTCGAAGACTTGATCACGCTCTTCAAGGGCGGCAAGAGCGTGATCGGGGACTTTCTCGACAAGCTTTTCGGGGAGGGTTCGGCCGATGCGACCGTGAAGGCGATCCGGGGTATCACGGACGCCATAGCGGATGGGGATTGGGAGAAGGCTGTAGGGAAGGCTGCAGACGCGCTCGATCTGTTGGGCGAAGCAATCGTCACTTTCTTCAGCGGAGAGAGCCAAGGACCGATCGCGGAGTTTTTCTCGCAAGTCGGGTTCATGATCGTTTCGTTCTTCGCGGACGATATCCCGGAAGCGCTCTCCCAAGCAGGGTTCGTGATCGTCAAAGGGGTGGTGGATATCGTCTCCGGGATCGGGGATACCGTCTCTGGGTGGGCTGCTGCGGCGGCCGATCTTGCGGTTGCGTTCGTCACCGGTTTGGTTGATGGGATCGTGTCCGGAGCGAGCGCGGTTGTCACCGCCGTCAAGGATCTTGCCACGAGCGCGATCAACGCGGCGAAGGCGGTGATCAAACCTGGATCCCCTTCCAAGGTAGCCCGAGCAGAGATCGGCAAACCGCTGGCGGAGGGGATGTTCAGCGTCCCTGAGGCGATGAGGGCCGCTCGAGCTTTCGCGCAAACGGCACAGATCGCCTTGCCTCGACAGATTTCGGCGCCGCGTGCGGGTGGTGCCCTCCCGAGCGGTGGGGTGGTGTTTCAGTCGCAGATGGATCTGAAGGTGTCGGGTGGGAGTCCGTCCGATCCACAGATCCAGAAACTTCGGCAGGGGTTGCGAAGTGAGCTCACGGACAACCGACGAGCAACACTCGCCGCGTTGTCACAAACCGTTGAGGTGCCCGCATGACTGCTTTCATCATGCCCGATGATGGTTCGGCGCGGATCATCCCCTTCGACGCTATCTTGGATGAGTTGCACGAAACGGTGAGCGAGATCACGGAACACCCCGTGGAAGTTGGGGTGGACGTGACCGATCACGTTCGGCCGTTGCCGGATCGGCTCAACTTGGTTGGGGTGATCTCGAATCAACCGATCGTCGTGAACCCGTTCACGGAGCGCGGAGAGTTGATCAGGTTCCAACTTGAGGTCCCGAAGTATGAGCCTCCGCTAGAACCGACACCCGGATCGATCTTTCGAAACACGATTGCTGCAGTGGATGGGCTTTTATTTGGGGAGCCGGAGTACTCCGCGCAGCTTTTGGCGTTTCCTGATGAGTTCGACGCCATTCGAGAAACATACGAAGCTCTGGTAGAGCTCCAGAAAAACGCAGTGCTTCTCGAAGTGCTCACCCCCTTGCGGTGGTACGAAGACATGATCTTGGAGCGTGTTGGGGCACCGCGCACCGCGGGTAATGGGTCGGTAGCCTTCGCGATGGATCTTCGGCAACTGCGCGTGGTCGAATCGGGGCAGGTTGCCTCCCCGCCTGTGTCACAGGATCCGAGCGGCTCTCCGTTGGCGCAGAAAGGCTCGCAGGGAGCCAAGCCGCCCGGGGCAGGAGAAGACGAAGAACAACCGGCGTCGATCGCCTACAACATCCTATCGGGACAGGGGTTGATCTGATGCCCTTGATCGTTCCCGTCTTTCCCGGCGAGCCGCTCTACAACGAGCGAGTGAGGCTCGAAGAACGAGACTACATCTTTCGTTTCGATTGGGCTGGGCGCGAGTCTCGTTATTACATGACGATCCAAGACGAAGAACAGAACTTGATCGCCGGAGTCAAGATCGTGGCGAATTGGGATCTGCTCAGTCGCTCTCGGTGGAACCCCGATCTGCCCCCGGGGGTGTTGATCGCGATGGATCTCGAGCAGGGCGGAGAGCCTCCGGGGTTGGAAGACTTTGGGACGCGTGTTCGTCTTTTCTACTACACAGCGGACGAAGACATCGCGGAGCTCGCGGGGGTTGCATGACGCTGCTTTTCAAGCGCGCTGCTAGGATCACGATCGCCACACTGGAGATCGTTGTTGATCCGATCGTGCCTGGAGCGCACTTGGACGTGGCGTTCAACGTAGAACGTTCTCTCAAGCCCGAGCCGAACACCGCCGAGTTACAGATCTGGAACCTGAACAAGGACAATCGATCGGCGCTCGAGGAATTGGATCAAGTTCCTGTGCAGATCGATGCAGGGTACGAAGAGCAAACCGCGTTGGTGTACATTGGGGTCATGCGGACCGTTTTTACAACTCGCGACGGTCCCGATCTCGTCACCACAATTCAGAGCGGGGACGGGGAGAAGGAGTACCAACAGAGCCGGATCAACGTGTCCGTGTCGAAGGGCTCGAGCAATACAAGCGTCTTCAAACAGGTAGCCAAGGCGCTTGGTGTGGCCACGGGGAATCTCGAGAGCTCGGACGTTGCTTCGGTGTTGGGCTCTGCACCTTTGCTCTTCCCCCAAGGAGGAGTACTTTCGGGGCAGGTCTCTCAGATCGTGACCGAGCTAACTGCGTCGCTTGGGCTGTCTTGGTCGATCCAAAACGGCGCTTTGCAGTTCCTTCCGTTGGCTCAACCGTTGGCGGGGAGTGCGGTGCTTCTCTCCCCGAATACAGGGCTGGTGGGCTCCCCTAGTGTCGACAACAAAGGGGTGTTGACCGCACAGACGTTGTTGATTCCGGATCTCTTTCCCGGTCGGATTGTGGAGCTCGAGAGCGAGAGGCTTTCGGGGGCTTTTCGCGTGGACAAGGCGAAGTACTCCGGCGATACGGCGGGGGATGACTGGTATATTGACTTGGAGGCGTCGAAGCTCTGATGTCAGCCGAACCGACGCTGGTAGAGATCATTCGCACCGCCATCAGTTCGCGGTTGATGGATCTGCACGTTGCGCTGCCGGGCCGTGTGGAGTCGTATGATGAGACTACCCAAACGGCCGAGGTCTTGCCGATGATTCGGCGCGCGATCCCCGACGAGCTCGGAGAGATTCAACACGAGGCCTTGCCGAAGATCCCGAACGTTCCGATCCTTTTCCCTCGAGGCTCCGGGGATTCGTTCTCGTTGACGTGGCCGCTCGCCTCTGGGGACTTCGTTCTGTTGGTGTTCAATTCGTGGGCTACCGGACAGTGGCGAGAGACAGGGGACGTTTCCGATCCCGTAGATCTCCGCAAGCACGGACTCGGTAGTCCTGTTGCGATCCCTGGGATTGCTCCCAAGACCGGATCGATCCCGACCGACCCAGCGGCGATGGTCGTGGAAGGATCCGAAGTTAAGGTGGGCGCTTCTGCGACGAGTTACGTTGCGTTGAACGATCTAGTGATGGCAGAGCTCACGGCGATCAGCGCGTTGCTTCCGGGGTACACACCGCCAGCGGCGGCGCCGTTCGTTGGATCATCCAAGTTGAAAGCAGAGTGACGATATGTCGATCGCGAGACTCCTAGACGTACGCCACGGCGACGGTGTGATCGTTGCGCCGAACTTGAACCAAGAACATTACGTCAACTGGGTTCGGTTCTTGCGCCACTGCAACGCCAACGGGTTGTGTTCGATCGTCGCGAGCAATTACGGCAGCGGAGGCACAGGGGAAGACTTCCACGACGGGGCGAATCCGGCCGGAGAGAACGCTTGGATCTATGCCGAGTTCTTGGGTGGTGCGCAACGTTTCGGGATCCTCGTCCAGTGGGCAGACGCTTCGTCTTTCGGCTCTGCACCGGGCAACCCCGGACGCATTGCCGGATCGACATCAGATGGCGTGGCGGTCGCCATGGCTCTTGTGGATGACGGCTCGTCACCGTGGGCTGGAACCACCAATGACAACGGAGCGGATACGAAAGGGGATCCGGTTTGGACTCCGGGAACGTCTACCGTGTTCGTGTTTCCTCGCTCAAACGCTCCGGGAGGAGCACACAACACGAGCAGGGAGAACATGTGCCGTGTCGGGTTGGATGATACGAGCGGTTACTCCCGGGCGCACTGGGCCGCGAACGAAAACGGGATCGTGCAACTCTTCTCGGTGGACGATGGGGGATCGTACGTCGCCATGTACGCCGGTCGCTACACGCCTCGGTCCGGATTGACGGCGCTCACCCGTCCCTATTGCATGGTCTATAATCAGTCTTCGTCTTTTTGGGAGATCGGAGACTCGACTGTGTATGGATCGACGGCTGGCAACACCGTTCGAGAAGGCGGCATCGTTGGTCGTGTGGCGGACGACGTCATGAGTGCCGCGATCGACGTAGTGCAAGCGGGACAGCACGTTGCGTTGTACCAACCGAATCAGTTGATCACGCCGCAAGAGTTCGAGGGAGGAGCCATCGCGGTCTACCAGCGAGAGGCGCTGACTTCGTTGGCCGGGTTCCTGCCTACGGGGCTCCTGTTCGCGGTGTTCAATGCCACCAATCATCAGACGGATGCTGCCGCGACAAAGGCGTATCTGGGGATCACGACGCAAGCGGCGTACAAGTGGGCAGTGTCGTGGGACGGGAGCTCTCCGCCAGGCACCGTCAACGATCGCCTAGGAAGGTTGAGCTTCACGCTATGACGGAAGAAGCCATCATTGTTGACGCCGAGATCCCTCTTGCGGCTACGCCGGATGCGGCTCCGGGCAGTGGTGGGAGTGCTTCGCACATTCTCTTAGCTCCGGCGACGGGAGACACGACGGCTCCACAGATCGGGAACTTCGATCCGGCGGCTGGAACGCCACTCGAGCGAAACACGCCGGTTGTGTTCGAGGTCACGGACGAGACGGCGTTGCGCCGCGTGGCGGTGTTCGTCGTACACAGCAACCAAACACTGGTCGTGCACGATGGCGATGGTTTCCGTGGAGAGTTCGCCAACTACTCGAGCCGTGTGGCCATCCCCGGGGGTTGGCGGTACTCTGTACGACGGAACGGTGGTTGGTTGTCCGCGATCCGTTTCGAGATCATCGCGATCGACACATCCGGTAATGAGGCGCTCTGATGCCCCTACCTTCTTACACCTTCCCGCTCGCTTCGCCTACGGCCGTTGTCGTGACGACGGCGGACACAGATGCGGAACTCCCTTTTGCGGAGCTCGCGTTGGATGAGGCGACATGGGATCTGAAGATCCCTGTGGAAGTGTTGCGGGGGGTTGCAGCGATCGCGCAGCGGTTGCGGGTGCGTCTTCAGTTTTTCTTGGGAGAGTGGTTCCTCGATCAACGACAGGGTATGCCGTACTTTCAAGTCGTGTTCGTCAAGAACCCGGACATCAGCTTGATCCAAAGTGTGTTCCGTCGTGCCATCTTGCAGACTCCGGGCGTGTTGGCGGTCAAGAAGCTCACTACCACTTTTGATCGAGCGAATCGGACTTTCACGGTTTCGCCGCTCGAGATCGTGTTGACGGGAGGCGTCGTGTTCCGGGCGCAGCCAAACGAATTCATCATTCAAGTTCCGCGGGATCCTGTCGCGGCGTAGGTGACACATCATGGCAGATTTCGTGACCTCGGCTGGCTTGCGGATCAAGACGGTGCAAGAGATCTTGGACGAGCTCGAAGCTCGCGAGAAAGCCGAGATCGATGCGACCCTGAACACTGCGGCGGATTCCCCCGTGGGACAGCTCAACGGGATCTTTGCGGCACAGTTGCGAGAAGCGTGGGAGATCTTGCAGGTTGCGCACAACGGTTTCAATCCGGATGCCGCGGAAGGGTTGTTGCTCGAGAAGCTTTCGGCGTTGACGGGCACTTTGCGCGAAGGAGCCACGAAGTCTACCGTCACTCTTTCGTGCGATCTCGACGCAGCTACGACCCTTCTTGCGGGCACGCATTACGCCAATGTCGTGGGAAATCCGGATAGTCGGTGGACGCCGTCCGCGGACTACACAGCGAGCGGCCCGGGAGCCCAAGACGTCGAGTTTGAAGCCGAGTTTGCGGGAGCGGTGAGTGCCAACGCCGGGACGATTACAGAGATCAACACGCCAGTGGTGGGTTGGAACTCGGTCACCAACGCCGCGGATGCCGCGATCGGTCGAGAGATCGACACGGATGCGATCTTGCGGCAGCGCCGCGAAGAGGAGCTCCGTGCCACGGGTACGGCAACACTGGACGCCATTCGCGCGGATGTAGTGGCCGATCCGTTGGTGCAGCAGTGTTCGGTGTTCGAGAATGTCTCGGACGTGGTAGACATCAACGGACTCCCACCGAGATCGATCGAAGTTGTCGTGTTCGATGGGGATCCACCGGCGCTCACCGATGATCAAGTTGCTCAGTTGATCTTCGATTCCAAGCCTGCGGGGATGTTGGTGTTTGGTCTTTCGAGCGGTACGGCCACGGACTCGCTCGGCTCTCAACACACGATCGGGTTTTCTCGACCGACGGAGCGCCAACTCTACTTGGAGATCGGTGTTGCGATCGATTCCGTCACCGGGTACGCCGGGGAAGCGGCGTTGAAGGAGGCTCTCGTTGACCTCAACGAATCGTACTTCTTCCAGGGGCGTGACGTGATCGGGAAGCTTTTCGTACAGACCGCCATGGCCTTCGACGGTATTTGGAATATCGGCAACCCGAAGTTTGACTTCGTTGCGTCCCCGACGAACGAAAACGATATCGTGGTGGGCCCACGGGAGATCGTGAGGCTCGACACGTCTCGAATCACAATTCTCGAGTTCGTTGGCCCCATTCCGTAGGAGGCACCATGCCAGAGACAACACAGATCGTTCAGTGGATTCGGACCGGGGAGATCCGGTTGGTGGTCGCGGCGGCCCTCTTCTTGTTGATGTGGGCGATCAAGGCGATTCCGTGGGTTCGGTTGAAGCTCTTGACGACGCCTCGACACAAGCAAGTTGCGTCTTGGTTTCTTCTGCTTCCGCCGGCCGTGTGGATGATCGTCAACGGCGCGCCTTGGGTCGAGATCGTTGCGTCGGCCGTGGGGATCATTCTCGCCGCGAACGGGATCAACACCTATCGGCCGAGCAAGGCGAAGAAGCCGTGAAGTGGATTGTCCTGGGCTTGGTGCTCGTGTTGCTCGGGTGTTCGTCCGGGCTCGACACGTTGCGCGCGTCTTGGAATGCGGCGAACGCTGGGGCAGTAGCGACCTTGACGGAGATCGAAAGCTTGCACGAAGCGGAGACGCAAACTGTCGTCACCGATCCAGCGTTGTCGAAAGAACAGAAGCTCGCAGCGCTAGACGCCGTGATGGATCGATGGGCTCCGGTGTACGTGGCTTTTCGTGCCTACCGCGCGGTGCTTGCTGCGTCGCGCGTGGCGCTCGAAGCGGCGGAAGCAGCCGAGCTCGCAGGACATCAACCGGACCTGACGAAGGTGACGGATCTCGGCACGCAAGCGATCGAAGCAAAGCACGCATTGGCGGAGGCAATTCCGTAGGAGGTAGGGCTCGTGGAATGGTTGGCGTTGTTCGGCGCGTTTCTCGGCGGAGTGATCAAGGGGTGGATCGGAGAGTCTTCGAAGCCACAACCGCTCGATCCACTTGTGCGGGAAGATCGAGAAGACGAGATCAACCGCAAGGCTCGAGAGGCGATCCGGTGAAGGGTTCGGTTTGGTGGGACGAGGAAGTCCCCGAAGATCTCGGAGTTGGATATACCCGAGCAGTGCTCGAGGCGATTCGTGCTGGTGCCTTCGTGCTCGAGTGGAAACGGATCGTCTCCGGAGATCTCGAAGTCGACGTGATGACGCGTCCGCTCGCGATCGGAGACTTCGACGATCACGTGTGCTTGTACGGTTGCAGCGCCGAGCTCGTGGATCTCATCGCGCAAGAGCTGGGGGACGTCATGTCCCCTACGCCGTACCTGTACGATCTCGCCAGCCAGCATCCGGATGCTCGGTGGGTGGGGCCGCACACGTTGCCCACGTTGCTGGGTGTCGAGAACGGCGCCGTAGGGATGACGAAGACTGCGGCGAAGGCTCACGCGGACGCAATCAAAGCGGAGTGTGAGGCAAGCGGGTATCCGGACGGGTCGATGTTGGTCGGATGGGGAAAAACCTACGGCTTGCAGCGCTACAGCGGCTCCCCGGACGGCGTTCGAGCTCAATACGCCTTAGAGTATGGTTGGCCGCTTCGAGAAGCCGTATCGTGGGGATCGCGCAACGCGTCAAACACTGGGTGGGTGGTACAACCACCGGCGTGGGCCCACTTCTACAGGACGTTCCGGGATTACAGCATGGCCGCTTGGTACGTCCACATCCTTGGGCGTCTCGAGGGGAGAACGACGGACCTCCGAGAAGTGGCCCAAGATCCCGCGAGGGCCGGCGTTGTGTCGTTGACAGGTCCCGTGCCTTTCATCATCCACCCCGATTGTCCCCAGCCCTTGCAGGGGCCCCCAGAGGCAGATACCGAGCCCCCGCCACCCACCGAGCGGAGCCCACAGGATCTCCCCACCTTGATCCTAGGAGACAAAGGACAGTGGGTAGGTGTGTGGCAAGGTGTGTTGATCGCCTCCGGTTTCTCTCTTCATCCGTACGGAGCGGACGAACACTTCGGCAAGCTCACCGCCGAGATGACTCGGCGTTACCAACGAGCCTTTGGCCTCGAGCCCGATGGGGTGGTGGGACCGTCCACATGGGCCACGGTCGGGGAACAAGAACACTTGCCGATCACAGAGCCTTTCACGGACTCCCCCTTCCCCCCGATCCAAAACCGAGGCGTCGTGTTCGGAGAGATCCAGCACCAACCCGCACCAACGACAGCCAACCCGGAAGGGATCTGCATTCTGGGTTCGTGGGTGCAAGACAACATAGTTCGTGTCGAGCTTCCCGAGCTCGTTGGAATCCTCGGCGCCCCTTCAGACGGTGGTGTGTACTTCCACAAACTCGGTGCGGAGCAACTCCAAGGCTTGTTCGCGGCTTGGCGAGAGGAAGAGTTGTTGGATCGGATTGAGGCGTGGGCCGGATCGTGGGTTCCTCGATACATTCGCGGCAGTCGTTCGGTGCTCAGTAACCACGCCTACGGCACAGCGTTCGATCTGAACGCTCCGTGGAATCCCATGGGAGCAGAACCCGCGCACGTCGGGGAGCGCGGTTGTTTACGGGAGCTCGTACCCATCGCACACGACTTCGGTTTCTTCTGGGGAGGCAACTTCCGGGGACGTCCCGACGGGATGCATTTTGAACTGGCGAAGGTGTTGTAAGATGGGAAGTGTGATTGCGCTGTTGCCCACCCTACCCCCCGAGTCCAATCGAGTGGAGGTTCCCGAGAGCATGACCCCAGAAGACCAAGCCAAGTTACTTCGCGAGCTCTCGGAGATCTCTACCGCGATTGCCACCACAGACGCTCGGTCAGAAGAACGTTTCCGCAACGTGTACGAGCGCCTGAAGAGGCTGGAAGACGAGAGCGAAGCGACGGGGGAGCACCAGATCGAAGCGTTGCGATGCGAGCTTCGCGAACGCAAAGCCGAAGCGAATCGGTGGAAGTGGTGGCTGCTTGGGATCGCGGCGACGCTCATCACGTCCGCGGTGACCGGGTTGGTGGTGTACTTCCTGACGACGCGGTGATTCGATGAGCGTGATCGATCAAAACACGGAGTACGAAGCGATCGCAGAGGGGCGTTTCCTCGATCAATTTAAGAACTCCGTCGATCTGAAAGCGTTGTCCAAGGCGTTCGCTGAGCAGATCCAGGATCTCGAATCCGCGGCATTCGAAGTGATCTTGGAAAGAAGTTTGGACGACGCGGTAGGGGTACAGCTCACCACACTTGGGAAGATTGTTGGTGAGCCCCGCACCACGTCGGATGACGAGCTCTTCCGCCAACGCATTCGGGCACGCTTGAGGATCAACCGCTCGAGTGGAACAGCTGAAGATCTGATCGCGATCGTCACGCTCTTGACGCTCGCCTTTGCCGAAACGTTCGAGCTCCGGGACGAACCACCGGCGCAGTTGCGGATCACCGTCATCGATCCGATGCAATCGATGACGGCCGCCGAGTTGCACCGGTTGCTCGAGCTCGCGGACGCGGCAGGAGTGCGGTTGCTCCTGCAGTTCAACTCAAGTCTTGACACCCAGATCAAGAAGTTCGGTCTTGACAACACGCCGCTTTCCCTCCCTGGTTTGGGGTCGTTGGGATCAACGACGGGCGCGGTGGCCAACCCCGGGCAATTGAGCTCTGTGATCGAGTGAAGCTATGGCAAACAAGGAACTCCAGTATCCCGATGGCGTAGTGCCTTCGTGGGCCAACGACGAGTTGATCGTAGATCCGGGAGAGGCGTGGGACGGCACCGACACGAAGGTGGAACCCGGAGCAGGCAAGCGCGATGATGGTTGGTTGCCCGAAGAGAACCCACCTGCGCAGCACTGGAACCAATTGCAGCATGAGATCGGCCGGTGGCTGCAGTACTTCTCAGATATCGGGATCATGAACTGGAAAGATCTCGGCAACCCTTCACAGACCACGACTTACGGCCCTCGCACCGTTGTCGAAGACGAGGGATATCAGGGCTTCATCGTCGTGGGGGAGAGCGTAGGCGGGGACGGTGTAGCACAAGGCTCCCGTGACGACGAAAAATGGGACAACTTGAGCGTCCCCGCGACCGGGTTCCCTCTCAATTGGGCGTGTTCGAAGAAACCGAGCGATCTTCCAACACACATCCGAGCTCGTACGATCTGCGGATCACAGACTGCAGGCAATCCAAACAATGTGTATGAGTGGGACGGTGCCGCGTGGACCGTCCACGCTCTGCCCGGAGCGGCCAATCGCTACGCCTCCCACGGGGTGTATGACCGTGGCGGACAGCAGTGGATCGTGGTTGGAAGAT